CACGGCAGGGCTCGCAACGTCCAAATCGAACGTGCGAGCCCACTTTGCCGACCCACATTGGATTTGTGCAGAGCATGCTACATCCGGTAGCCAACGCGGATCGGGCGAGAGCCCGACCGACGACCGAAGCGCCTGCGACCGCGCGAGAAACGACGACGACGACCGCGAGAGAACCTTCTACGTCTCATATCCATCACCTCCTTTCTTAGGGACCAACAACGCTTGGCAGGTACCTCTTACCAAACCTCCGAGCGTTAGCGACTTCATCCCGAACTTCCTGTTTAATCGTATTGTAAAACCACCTGGCCGCCTGACCGGGCCACGTGTGTGGCCCTCCCAAATTCTGGCGCAGAATAGTGTCGCCTTGCGCCATTTGAGCAAGCCAAGACAGCGGACCCTCATCACCGATTTGATCTTCCCAAGCTTTCATCGGCGACGTGTGGGGATCAGTGTAAACGCGACGACCGCCCAACATGAGCGGCTTTCGCTCATCTTTGATTTTGCCTTCTTCTGGGATTTCAAACCCCCCTGCAGTCCCCCCTGTACCAAGCGTAGCCGGAGGCGGAGGAGTACCCGGCTGAGATATCTTAATGATCTGTGCACGCAGCAGATCATTTTCTAGCTTGGCTCTTTCGAGCCCAAGAACAGAGAGCGCTTGAGATTGAGCAGAGACAAGAACGTTACTTCTGTCAGATCGCAAAGCAGAGGCGGCGCGGCTGACGTCTTGTCCCATGTCTCCGAGAGCTGACGCGAGCGGGTTAGCTCCGGAAACTCCCACGGACACAGGGGAAAAGCTGGTTGTCGAGCCGCCGAGCGCGTAGATCGGATGGATGCCCGCCTTCTGGGCATCGGCAACTTTCCATTGAATTGCATTTTGCGCGAACTCCCGTTGCAGAGCGATATTCCGCTCAGCATTTTCCTGAGCGATACGATTTGCATCATCTTGTGACGACTTGCCCAAGAAGCCGCCGAGCAGTTTCACACCGGCACCAAGCAGACTTTCTAGCATTGGACATTGCTCCAAAAATTACGGCGCCGACGAGAGCCGGCGCCTTTGTGGCGATGACGTTTTGCGAAGATCACTTCGCGGCGAGCTTTTCTTCGAGCACAACGAACAACTGTCTCAGGATTATTAAATCCGATTGCGTGAGCGGGATTACCGCGAGCTGGTCCAACAACTTTTCTACGTTCCGCTTCAGCACCACTGAATGAGACTGATGAACGGTCCACGCCGTACGGGCTCCATCGCCGACCATCTTCGACCTCATGAAACAGAGATGTAGGGGGGATTAAGGTGACAGGACGAATGGGCCTAACAGGATCGTCTAGAGGGGCCAGCAGCTCCGCTAGCGACGGGGAAATGTCGTCGCGCTGCCCCCTGTCTTTTGAACCCCTGCGGCCCATCGTGTGTGTCACCTAACGTAGTGCAGACCGAGAGACTGCACTACGAAAGAGGCCCCAGCAAGGGGCTGGGGCCTCAGGGAACGATTATTTCCCGGGGGGGGCGGGGGGGGGTGGTTCGGGTGAACCCCCCCCCTTCCCCCCCTCCGCCGGGGGTTCTGGGATAGGATTGCGGGCATCTTCCTGCATCCGCAGGCCCGCCGAGCGCTTCGCTTCGAGATATTGCTCCTGAGCTTCTGCAGCTCGAGCCGCGAGAACGCGAATAGGCACCTCACTCTCTTCATCAAGCTCATACGGCGATGAAATTTCCGGATCATCGCCGACATCAAAATCATCGGCCTCTTCCAGACTTTCGTTACCTTGCCGTTTTGCCTCTTCCGAGGCGAGCTGTACCTGTTTACGAATGATTTCCACCATAGAAGGCTGAGGCTTGAACCCAATTGGCGGAGCCATCGGAGTTGGATCAGGGACCAACTGGCCCTGATCATTAAGCGGCATTTTCTTCGGATGCTTGGCGATCGCATCCACGATCGCCTGAACGATACGAGGCTTAGACATAGGAATTTCTCCTTAGTAGATGAACGAGTGGCCCGTTCTCGTCAGCATACGCCGAGCCTGAACGGAATTTTTGACCATGATCCACATCGTATTCGTGCTGTTTACCGCGAACGGAGCTTCAGACGGAACGCATTTAACGAAGGTTGCATTGAGCGCAGGGTCCGAAGCGAACGAACGTGCAAAGTGCCACATGTTAAGGGTCGAACGGAACTCCCCGGACACCCAACTTTCCTCGCGACGATACTCGTCGTACCGATCTTGATAACCGAAAGTACCCTCTGGTGTCGCGTGCGCAAGGTACACCTCCTTATTGAGAACGGGCTGTTGCCCGATATGCTCCAACTCCTTTTGCCAGTAATCTTCTTTTGTAGTCCGATTGAACGTACGCCGAAGCCCCTGAATATACATCGATTTCGGACGTATGCTCATAAATGAATGTATGTAACCATGCTCTTCGAAGAAGCGTCGGAAACGATTAGAACGAGTAGCCGCCAGCCCGTGTCCAGCGAGATTACCGACGCCAGTCTGAGCACCGGCTGAAGTCCCGCCTGTCTGAAGAACTTCACTGAACTGGATCGTGTTTCGACCACCACCGAGGTACTCCGGTCGCTGTAGTCGTGCATCAGAAGACCGCACCCCGAGGTAACGAAGATATTCCGTGTAGCGAGAACCATAGCGGGCACGGGCTTCCTCATATCGTTGTAGCGCGAACGCCTCGCGCAAGATGTTCACAGACGACGCAGTAGCGTTAGACAAGTCCGCATAAATCAGAGGTTTTTGAGATGCACCTGCAGCACCGTCAGTCTCAAGAAGCCAAGACGTTGCGTTCGTCGGAGACGTAGAAAACGGGAACGACCGCGGCGAGCTCAGAGGCGTAGTTTCACGACCGCTGACATTCGTCAGAGCCGTATTGCCAGACCCTGTGATGCCGATGCCTTTAATCGGCGCGGTCGTTCCAAGCGGCAACGTAATGCTTGGACCTTTTTGCTCCCAAGGACGAGCGGAGGTGAGATAGTCCTTTTCCCAGTCACAATTTTGAAGAGTGGTTGTGGTTGTAGTATCGGCCCCATCAGTGAGATCGATTGTGGGGGCAGTTTCCAAATCCTGGTCCCGGTACCATTCGCGCCAGATAAGCTGATAACCGCGAGTTGGCAGCGCAGAATAAGATTTGTTAGCAACACCTGTCGGAATTCCGAGATAGTCGGCAAGTGAAGAAACACTGACACCACTTCCACCTGTCGAGATCGTCGGCGCGACAGAAGCGTTATTCCCATCAGGACCTCCCGTTATAAAAGCTTCCCAGTCAGTCCACACCAGTCTGTGGGGCACGAACCAGTGATGTATTCGAACATCGACAGGATGCATAACAGGAGTGAGCAGAGGAGAACAACGAACAAGAGCAGACGAAGCCATTTGGACACTATCACCGGGCAGAACCTCCAGCAGACCAATAGGGGTCAGCTCACCCATGTTGCAGGTGAGCAACTTGTGATGCGACAGCGAGAACTTGTTTCGGATCATAGCGAACCTCGTTTTTTAAAGATTAGAGATCGAGAGTGTTTGTTCAGAACGTCTTGCTTGAACGCTTCCACGATTTCCATTTTCGTAGGGCTTTGAGAGAGGCCCTTACTTTCGTACAGAGCTTGCATTTCCGAGAACCGCGTTTGTGCCATTTCAATAAGAGCCTCCTTTGATTTTTTGTCCATTTCAGTACCCGTCATAAGACGGAGTTGATTTTTCAGGTACCGGCCCAGCGGCCAGATTTTTTCACCACGCCGCAAAGCTGACGGCACGTCAGCTTCGCTTGCATCAAGACCAAAACGAAGAATGACATCAGCAACATCATGCATTGCAGACTGACCAATGCCAGGACGCAGAGACATACGAGCGAACTCAGGATTACGACCGAGCAGACGAATATCATCATACCGGGTCATTTTTTTCAGGACGTAGCCAACCAGATATCGGGCGCTACCTTCCTCCAGACCTCCGCCGTCGACATCACCTTGTCCCCATGTCGATGATACAAGCCGACAATACACACAGCATCTATCGGCAAGCGGTCGGCCACGGAAGCGAAGAGTGACCCCGTTCTGACATCGAGGGTATCCGAACAGAGCAAGATGGTAATGGGGACGCTCTGAGACATCACCGTACTCCCCCACTAGATAAAACCGGAGGCGTCCATTCGAACCGAACTGGGCTGACGCACGTAACCACGCCGCGCGGATACGTTTCATAAAATTCCGAGCGTCCGTAGGTTCGAGGGTAGACATACCATTCCGCATAAGCGGCAAGTTTTGATCGCTGTAGGTCAAGGTCCAGAACGAATTGTCTTTGTGCTGAGCCGCCTCTAGTTGAATGCGATTTGTC